AGGCGTAGGCTATTCTGTGGAACGCCGCTGTGTAGAGCAGCTACCAGCTGTTCCAAAGAATATTGTAAAAGATTTCAACACCGTGTTTGTTGTTGAGGATTCCCGTGAAGGTTGGTGCGATGCCCTCAAGCATCTGATGTCCAGCCTATATGACGGCTTGCACCCCAAGTGGGACACTAGCCTAGTCCGTCCTTCAGGAAGCCGTCTAAAGACCTTTGGAGGCCGTGCAAGCGGTCCTGCTCCGCTGGAGGAAGTGATGCGGTTTATCGTAGGCGTGTTCTACAAGGCCCAAGGCCGTAGACTAACTCCGTTGGAGTGCCACGATATCTGCTGCAAGATTGCTCAGTCTGTTATTGTTGGTGGTGTGCGCCGCTCAGCAATGATCTCACTCAGCGATCTATCGGACAGAGAGATGGCTACTTGCAAGAGTGGTGCTTGGTGGGAAACAGCAGGCCATCGTGCCTTGGCTAATAACTCTGCCATCTACAACTGCAAGCCACCCCTAGGCCAGTTCTTGGAAGAATGGACTTCATTGTATAACTCACATTCAGGTGAGCGTGGTATTTGCAACCGCGAAGCAATGAATCTAATTGCTGCCAAAAGTGGTAGAGCTTGGTCCAACTACGGTACTAACCCCTGCTCAGAGATCATTCTAAAGCCAAACGAGTTCTGCAACCTATCAACAATCGTTGTTAAGGCTACAGATACTGTGGAAACACTGGCTAGAAAGATTGAACAGGCTACCATCATTGGAACAATCCAGAGCATGTTCACCAAGTTCCCTTATCTGAATGACGAATTCAGAAAGAACTCTGAAGAAGAGCGTCTACTTGGCGTATCCATGACTGGTATCTTTGATAACAAACTAACTAGCGGCCAAGAAGGTTATGCCAAGCTAGCGTATGCCTTGGAAAAACTCCGAGACATTGCTACTATCACTAACCTTAAGTGGGCTGATAAGCTTGGTATTACCCCAAGTAAGTCTATCACATGCATTAAGCCAGAAGGTACAACCTCCTGCCTAGCTGATGCATCCAGTGGGTTACACCCACGCTATGCTGAATTCTATTATCGTAGAGTCCGCATTGATAAGAAAGACCCACTGTATAACATGATGGCCGATAGCGGTATTCCAGTAGAAGATTGCGTAATGAATCCAGCTAGTACTGCCGTGTTTACCTTTGCTCAGAAAGCCCCACAAGGTTCAATCACCCAGAAAGAACTGACGGCTATTGAGCATCTTAAACTATGGAAAGCCTATCAGGATCATTACTGCAATCACAAACCAAGTATCACTGTCAATTATACTGACGATGAGTTTATTGGAGTAGGTCAATGGGTATGGGATAACTTTGATTCAATTTCAGGTATCTCTTTCCTGCCCAAGTCAGACCATGTTTACGCTCAAGCTCCCTTTGAAGAGATTGATGCAAGAACATACAACATGCATCCCAAGCCAGATGTTGACTTTAATAAACTGTCAGATTATGAGAAAGAAGATACAACTAAGTCTTCACACACAATGGCATGTACTGCCAATGGTTGTGAACTAGTCTAAGGAGAACAACATGGATTCAATGCTTAATACAATTATTACGAAGATCAAGATTGGGTCGGCTCTGTCTAACGCAGAGCTGGCCCTAGTCTTTACCGAAGTGTTTAAAAAGACAGAAGTGCTTCAGGAAGAAGTCAAGAAACTAAAGGACAAAGTAAATGACATCGAAAGAATTTCCAAGAATCGACCCAGAGTTGATAGAGAAGCTTGATAAAATTTACAAACCTCTTGACTACGATCCTGATTTATCTGTCGAAGAATTTGTCAGAGCCTCTGCTTACAGAGCTGGGCAAATATCTGTAGTAGAAAAGCTTAAACTTATTCTTAAACAACAACAGAAAGAGAGGTAAGTCATGGGTGGATCACCAAGTATTAGCGGCGGTATGACGCAGGCTGAATATCAGGCACAACTTGATGAACAGCGCGCTTATAGCGAACGGCAAGAAAAACAAATGAGAGAATTCTATGAGCAACAGCTACTTAAGCAAGAAGAAACAGCTAGACAAACAGCTCAACAAGCAGCTCAAAAAGAAAAAGCTGAAATAGCTGAAGTTGAAAGAGCTGAAGAAATGTTGCAAGAAGAAGCAGCAGCTCAAAGCGGACAAGAACAAACAGAAGGTTCTTCACAAGATGAAGATGAAGATGCTTTTGATTTCTATAGTTCGCTTTATCAAGGTTTAGAACAACGACCAGAATAAGGAGTAACTTATGGAACAGACAATTGCTGATAGGTTTAGAATTCTACACAGTGGTAGACAAGCTAAACTAAACCGCTCAAGAGTCTGCGCCGGACTTACTGTACCTTCAGTACTACCTCCTGAGGGTTGGAACGAAGAGCAGACTTTGCCACAGCCATATTCGTCTGTTGCAGCAAAGGGTGTCACAGCCATGAGCAGTCGCATATTAAGCGCCCTGCTTCCGCTGAACGATACTCCATTCTTTAGATTTGCCCTTAAGTCTGGCGTAGAAGCTACTCCTGAAATAGAAAGTTATTTAGAAACTCTTTCTTATCAGGTATTTAATAAACTAAATGGAACTAATCTAAGAGAAACAATCTATCAAGCACTACAGCATGCTGTAATTGTTGGAGATGTTCTCTTTATTATGGAAGACAATTTTACATTCCGTATTCAACGACTAGATCAGTTTGTTGTTCAGCGAGATGTAGAAGGTAATGTAGTAGAAATAATTAATCTTGAATACCATCTTATTGACCCAGATGCAACTGAGCATCTATATGGTAGTGAGTATGGTATTGAAAAGAAAGCTGGATATCAAACTATATATTGTCGGTATTTAAAAACCGATGATGTATGGTATGTCCGTAAAGAAACTCAAGAAGGTGATCTATTGGAAGAGGGTGAATACACCGTACTTCCAATGGGTGTCTTAAGGTGGTATGGTATTGCCGGGGAAAACTACGGTAGATCGCACTGTGAAGATATCCTAGGTGACCTACAAACTCTTGAGTCATATACTAAAGCTTTGATCGAAGGTCTAGCAGCCTCGTCCACATTCTGGCTAGCAATCGACCCAACAGGAATTACTGAGATAGACGATATCGCTGATGCGCCCAATGGTTCATTCATTGCTGCGAGAGGCGGTGACTTCTCTGTTCTATCTCCATCCCAAACAATGAATGCACAGATTAGTGCATGCCAAGCTGCGGTTGAAACAATGCGTAGGGAAATTTCCCAGTCATTCCTTATGACATCTTCAGCCATTCCTAGTGGGGATCGTGTAACAGCTACAGCAGTTAGAATGATCGGTTCCGAATTGGAAACCGTTCTAGGTGGTGCTTTCTCTAGCATTGCCCGTGATCTAATTGAGCCAATTGTAAAACGAGCTGTGTTCCTTATGTTAGAGAGTAAGGATATTGACAAGCGTTTATACAGCCAGTTCTTTGATAAGAATGGCATGCTTACAACTCAGGTTATTACTGGATTGCAAGCCTTGTCAAGAGATACCGATCTACAGCGTTTAATGCAAATGGGAGAAATGGTTCGGAATCTTCCTGAGCAAGCATACTTAGCCTTTAAGTGGGACGAGTATGCCCGAGCTTTAATTTCATCCTTAGGCTTTGATCCCCGTAACTGGGTAAAGAGCGAGGAAGATATTATGATGCAACAGCAACAGATGCAGCAAATGCAGATGCAACAGCAAATGCAGGCACAGGCAGGTAATGCCGTTGTTAATACTGCTGGTGCTGTGGCTCAGCAAGCTGCTACTCAGGATCTACAACAAACTGGTGGACAAAATATCCAAGCCTTAATGCAACAGGCTGGTATTAATCCCGCACAACTACTAGGAGGTGGCCCAAGTGAAGCGATTGGATAAGTCTAAGATGGCGTGTAATCGTCCACAGAAATCACCCAAGGCTGGTAAGAAGCGGGTAGTCAAAGCTTGTGCCAATGGCAAAGAAAAGATTATCCACTATGGCGCGACTGGATATGGTCATAACTACTCACCCGCAGCAAGGAAGTCTTTCCGAGCACGGCATGGTTGTGACTCCGCAACTAACAAGCTATCAGCTAAACACTGGGCTTGTAAGGATCTTTGGGCTGGCCCCAAGGGTTCAAAGGCTTCATGTCCTAAGAATAGAAAGTGTAAGAAATAATGGCTAAGAAAGACGCTTGCTATAACAAGGTAAAGGCTTCTTATAAAAAGTGGCCTTCAGCCTATGCTTCTGGTTCCCTAGTTAAGTGCCGCAAAGTAGGTGCTGCTAACTGGGGTAAAAAGAAGAAAGGAAAAAAGTAATGGCTAAAAAGAAAAAGAAAGCTGACTTTTCCCTTGAAAAAGAAAAGGGTCTTCATGGCTGGTTTTCCCGCAACAATGGCAAGGGCTGGGTTAACTGTAAGACAGGCGGTCCTTGTGGCCGTAAGAAGGCTGGTAAGGGTTCTTACCCTGCTTGCCGTCCTACCAAGGCCATGTGTACATCCAAGGGTGTACGCGCCAAGAAGTCAGGAAAGAGAGTATCTTGGGAATGAAATCAAAATTTAAATGCAACTGCGGAACTACTACCAGATTAACTGGTAAGGACGCACAGCCAAAGGCATGCCCTAAGGCTACAACAAAAACCACTAAGAAAGGCAAGTAACAATTATGAACGACAACGGACAAGAGACTCCAGAGTTTGAATATCAGAACACTCCAGAGGTTAACCCTGTGGACTCTGAGATTCAACAGACAGAACAATCTCTTGTTGCATCACCTGATGAAGTTAATGCAGCAAAAGAACGGAAAGCATTTGAAACCTATGTTCAGACTAACGGTATTAATGTACCGGAAAACTTTAAGGATATTGGTAGCTGGTTTGACAGTTTAAGAAACGCTCAGAAAGCGTACACTCAGTCTCGTCAGGAGATTGCTGAACTTAAAAAGAAGTTTGGCGATACTACTGATAACCCTAATTATAAACAACCCGCTGAAAAGGCTGTGCCAGAGAAACCTAAGGCAGCAGTAAAAGAGGAACTGCGTATTCCAAATAAGCCAGAAGCTCCTGTAGAGACTAAGGCTGCTGAAGTTCCTACTGTTACCAAGGAAGATTGGGACAAGTGGTCAGTCGAGTTGTCCGTAAAGGGCGATCTTAATGAAGAGATTATGAATGAGATTCGTCAAAAGACAAAGCTTCCCGACTTTGCAATTCAAGAATACATGCAAGGTCAGAAAGCCAAGCTTCAACTAGCTTTCGGAAAAGCTGCTGACATCATCGGTGGTCGTGAAAGACTTGCCGAACTCTTTGGCTGGGCTAGCCAGACTATGAACCCAAATGAAATCAAAAGCCTTAATGCGGCTCTTGCTACCCCAGCGTGGGATGTAGCTCTTATGGGTTTAGCTTCCAAATATGAGAAGGCTACTGGCGGCGCAGTTAAAACAAAGGAACCAACTAAGGGTAAGCAAGTTCCTGTCGGCAGTACCCAACAGGGTACGGCTGGTTATAAGACTAAGAGAGAGTTCTATGCTGACAGAAACAACAGCCGTTTTACCACGGACCCTAAGTTCCGTTCTGCTGTTGAATCTCGTATGGCTAAGACTGACTTCCGAAGTCTTCCCTTCTGACATTGTTTAGTTTGTGTAATAAAGTTCCCCCTTTGGCTGAATATAATTACACACTTTAAACACCAACTAACAGACTCCTTGTGAAAAATCTATAAGTTGGTTAGTCACTATTGTAACTTTTAATTTTTAAATTAACACTAACTCTAAGGAGTATATAAAATGGCTTTAGACCCAGTAGGAAATAATAATTTAGGCGCAACTGACATGGTGTACCGTACAGCAGTTGCTGACGGTACTTCAGGCGGTGCGGCTGGTACTAACAAACTCTGGCTTCCAATTTGGAGCGGAGAAGTTATTCACGCATACGATCACTACAACATGTTTGAAGGCTTAGTCACTCAGAAGACTATTGCCAGCGGCACTACTGCCGAATTCCCAGTCACTGGTACAATTAACCTTAAGGCTGCTTGGAACGCTGGTGAAGAACTTTCTGGTGGCACAGCTACTTCAAAGACATTCGCCATTAAGCTCGACAAGCGCCCAATGGCCGCTCACTTTGAAATTGACAATGTTGACCAGCTTCTAACTCAGTGGGAATTCCGCGCTGAGCTAGCTCGTCAGGCTGGTCTAACTCTAGCCAACACTCGTGATAAGCAGATTGCTGCCTATATCGCCCGTGCTGGTATGGAAGATTTGCTAGCAAACGATCCAAGAACTGGCCTTACTGTTCCAGATCAGGATCTATTCACTGATGCAGCATTTGATAACTTTGGTCTTTCTACCGCTACAGCTGCTGATAGAACTACAGCTGCTCTTAAGGTTCTTCAAGCAATTGAAAACTTCATGGTTCACCTACAGGAAATCAACGCACCAACCGAAGGTGTTTACTGCGTTGTAACTCCACGCGCATTCCAAGACATTCGTGCTCTTGGCGTAGCTCGTTCATACAACGAACTCTACGGCGTAATGACTTCAGGCACTGGTAACGGTCCTGCTCGTCCAATGTTTGGTGGCGTTGCTGAGGCTGGTGGCCTTGGTGCTCCTCTTGCTATGGGTATGCACAATGTCTCTGATGCTCTAGAGTATCAGGGCTGCATGATTATCAAGAGCAACCACCTACCAGTTGTTGATTATGATGCATCTGCAAGTGCTAATATTGGCGAAGCTCGCTACAACATTGATGGTGTTGCTACAAAGATTAAGGCTCTTATCTTCCAGAAGGATTGTGTTGCTTCACTCAGCCTACAGGGTCTAAAGGTAGACACTGTTGATGATGTTCGTCGTAACACTACCTTTACCGTTGCTAGCATGTTCAAGGGTACTGGCGTACTCCGTCCAGAACTTGCAGTGGTAATCAGCGGTCTTGCAAACGCTTCAGGCGATGCGCGTTCTGAACTCCGCACCCTAGCTGGTATGACCGCAGAGTATGTTGTTACTGCCTAATTAAATTAATATCCCAACCCATCAAGAAAGGAGGTAAACAAGTTGTCTTTGTTTGTTTTACAATCTTGAGGGGAGGTGATCTAATTATCTACGCGGTAGCCCCTTAACTGGGGCTATCGTGTTTTCTTTTTTTTCCAAAGGAGGCTATTAATGGGAATGATTACTAAATTACAAGCTGTTAATAACATGCTTTTGGCTGCTGGTGAATCCCTAGTAGCCGACCTAGATAACGAGTCTGGTATTGATACTGAGATTGCTTTGACAATCCTAGAGAATACTAGCCTAGACTATCAGCTTAGAGGTCTAGTTAATAATAAATACATCCGTAAAATAAACCCCAACACATCTAGCAAGATTATTCTGCCTATGCCAGACGCTGATGAAGAGGGTATTATTTCTATTGAACTTAAGTCCCAGCATTTTAATGACGATGGTATGTTAATTCAAACCCGTTTATATAATTCATCTCCACCAAGAATGTGGAATGTTACAGATGATACTGATATCTTTAAAAAAGATAAAGATTATTACTGGGAAATTATTCAGAAGATCAAGTGGGAGAATCTAGACACCCCAGCGCAACGGGCTATTATGACAACAGCAATGCGTCACTATCAGATTGTTACACAAGGTGATGAAGCTACTGATGCTTTCCTTGCTTATCAAGAACAGATGTTTGCTGCTAAGCAAAAGGCTGCTGATATTAATGATAAGAAAAGAAATATCTTTACCAGTGGTGATATCTCCGTAAGATCAGCCATTAGCCGTGTCCCATTCTCGTCCGATCCATCAAGATTCCGTTACTGGAGAACAGTTTAAAGGAGGTCTAAATGCCCCCAATTAGAAGACAAGGACCGCGTGGTTCTCTTATTTCAACTCGCTTGCCCGTATTCTCGCTCAGCAGCGGAGTAGGTAGACAAGCACCAAACAAGAGACTACCATCCGAAGCAGAGAATCTTGATAATGTTCTTCTCAGTTTAGAAAAATCTTTTGAGAAGCGTGGTGGTTTCAAGTTAATGAAGCCAACGGGATACGATAATAAGACATCCTATGCATTTACAGACGATACTTCTAGAATAGATATATCACGCTTTAATAACATCCCATCAGACCACAAGGTTTGGTTCTACTGGTTTGTAATAAATTCTGATAATACTTTCTTACTGGGCCTTGACTACGATGCAGTAGGAACAACAGATAGTTTATTCTATGTTATTAAAGTAAATCCAGACAATACTTGGCAAGATATCACGCCCCTCCCACAATGGGATCCCCAAGATCCAAGTATTCCATCCGTTTATACAGCTGGAAACGCTAAGTCAGTGCAAGTTAAAAGCTATGCTGATAGCCAAAGCATTACTTATGCTCAAGCCCTAGCAGATGGTTGTGTTAAACTTGCGTCTAGAGCTTATATTACTTTTGGATCTAATGTAGAAACAAATGAACCAGATAATGTTTTACAAATAACAGCCTTAGGTACTCAACTTGTTATACTAAATAAACTGGTCAAGGCTGGTTTTAGCTCAGATGAAGACGGTTACTTGTTTAATCTAGACGGTACTAAGTCAAACACCGTAGATGTTGCAGGTAGACCAGTCACTTATTACTCGGCTTCAAGAGTAGATGTTGTTTATAACAACGCAGTTGATAATATCTTCTTAGGTTATAAACCAAACAGTGGAACCCAAACAACAAACACAAGAGCAAACATTGAAGTTTCAGACTATGTGTACCACGACACTCAATATGATTTTCTTGGTCAGTCTCTAAATTCCTTTGCTGATTTTAAATTACCTCCTCCAAACAGTGACTGGTTTGATTTAAACTCACTTTATAATCTTCCATTAACAGATGTTACTGCGGACGATACTACTGCTAGACAAATGTTAAAAGCACTGTACGATAAAGACACACCGTTTAATAATGTAATGGTTGGTAATCGGTTCTTACCAGATGGAAGAGGTAAGGTATATTACTTTAAGAACTCTTATTTAGATGTCACTGAGGGTTACTATAGAGTTATCTCTTTCTCAGAATCCGATCCTTCATATGTTGCTCAGGTTGACTGGACTGCTTCTCCAAACACAGCAACAATCCTTGGCTCTGGTGGCCCTTATTTACAGAAGATTAGAACACCATATAAATGTTCTGTTATTGATGCCAATAGAATGCCACAGGTTTTACAATTCAGATTAAATACTAATCAGAATAAAAGCTGGAGTTGTAAGCCCATGAGTTGGAGCCATAGAACAACAGGCAACTTAGAAACTAATCCCGGTCCTTCTATCTTCCTCAACGAAGATGGAGAAGTAAACCCAGTTGCTATCGAAGCAATGACATTATATAAAGACCGTTTATATTTTGCTGCTAAGGATGTGGTGTTTTCTTCTAAGTTAGGAAGTTATACGGACCTTTGGATTAATGACCCTAAGTCTGGTATAACAGCTACGGATCCTATTGACCTACGGGCTTCGTCTAATACCTACTCAGAAATTGAATCATTGACCCCATTCCAAGACTTCTTATTTGTGATTGCTAAGAACAGCTCTCAATATAAGCTACTAGGGGCAGGTACAGACACAGATATCACGCCACTCAATGCTTCAATTTCCCCTATGACATTCTATTCAACAGCCAAGCTTGTTAACCCGCTGTTGATGTCTTCCCAGCTATACTTCTTTGATAAGAAGCGGCTGTACCTATTGATCGGTCAGCAGGGCGCTAATGTCTCTCAGGCGGTCGAGACAAGCTTTGTATGCCCCGGATACCTCCCTGAGAACTATGGCGCTACAGCCGTTGCTCAGGCTCAGGATACGATCATGTTCGTGGACCGGGATAACAAGAACACTATTTATATGTATACCAACCGCTGGTCTGGTGACAGGGTAATTCAATCAGCCTTCTTCAGATATGTCTTAGATACTACAACTGAGGTATTATCTATGAAGGTGGTTGATAACTATCTGTATGCAGTCACTAAGCGACCACGGAAAACTTACACTAGTAATCCAGAGTATTATTATTTCTTAGAAAAGCATCTATTAAGAAGTGAAGATCCTTATATCCCACGGATTGATAGATTATTTAATGTAAAGATAATTAAGAATACTAACCCAGTTACTGGTTCATGGAATGGTAATGCAACTTATAACCCACTACGGGCTGAAACTACTTTTAGACTTCCTTATATGTTAAATAACACAGACATAGAAAAGGTTGTCGTAGTGTTAACAGGCTCTGACTGGGGTGATGATGAAAGTTTAGTCCTAAAGCCAGACTCAATTACCAACAATACAACTTATAAGTATTGTGACATTGTTGTATCTGGTGAACTATCTGCGGTATTCAATAACGGCTATAACGGCGTTGTTGAAGGCTTTGCTAAAGCTGGCAGATATATTTCAATAGGCGAAAAGTTCCTGATGAAAGCTGAGTTGTCTCCGCTTTATATCAGAGATGATAATAATAATATTGTTGACGGTGTGTTGAATATCCGTACTGGTTTGTTCCGTCACTTTGACACAGGCAATTATGATATTGTCGTGGCAAGAAACAAGCGACCAGCATATAGATCGTCGTTTACCAACCAAAGACTAGATGAGTCGGTCTTCGTAGACCCACTGCCGCTAGAAATTAAGACAAGCTCTGGTGAGTTTGTTGCCAAGATCTTTGGTTATAACGACGATATCACTATCTCTATTGAATCTGATTACCCAACACCATGTAATATTACAAACATGGAATTTAAGGGTAAGTTCAAGCAGAAGTATTCAACATTTGAGAATTAAAAAGAATCCGTTCTCCTGCCCCCACATTCTCTTAACAGGGGTGTGGGGGTTTACCTTTAGAAAGGGAGCATAATGGCTACATACGATAATTTAGATCTAGTAAGAACTAGTATTGAATACCGCAATATTGCTAACACAGTTAACCCCGATTATAACTATGTTACAAGAACATTCTCTTTTGCAGATGTTGAACTATTAGATGGTATTCCTGCACAAGACCAATTGGAAATTGAAAGAATCTTCCCAGTTAATACCCTAGGTAGTAGTAAGTATGAAGGTGTTCAGCTAACCATTGCTGACCGTCGCCTTATGTTCAAGCTACCAAAGCAGTGGTTTACTGTGGATATTATCAATAAGACAATTACTATTAAGGATATTGCTAATGCAACTAGTGATGAGTATGTACCAGCCCCAGCTGCAAGCACAGGACCATATTATGATATTAACCTAGGTACATCTAGAACATTTAAGTTACTAGCTGCTGCCACCCCTCCCGGTGAAAATGAGACAATTATTATTCCCGGTTTAGATGAAGGGGATGATATCATTATCAGAAGAAGAACAGTCTCAACTGAAAAGGTTGTGAACTTTGCTCCCGGTTCACGCCTAACAAGTGGTCAGTTAAACCTTCAGGTATCCCAACTTGTTAATCTAATTCAAGAACTTATGTGGAAGGTAGACCAAGAGTTTATCCTTAAGTTCGATGAATCAGCAATCGACGGTCCATTCCTTGGCAACAAGGATCTAGACATGGGTACATTCTCCATTATTAATATGGGTATGCCCGGTTTTGAGGGTGACTTCTTCCCACCAAGTGCTAAAACAGAGCCAGAAGATGCAGATAGAGTTGGTAGAGCAGCTGTTAACAAGTACTTCTTAGAGCAGGTCTTTATTCCTTATCTAAACGATGAGACACTTGTTAACTGGAACTACACAGACCACCCAGCTAGTTACTTTTATAATAAATTTACATCCTTAGATACTACTTTATCTAACAAACAACCGCTAGCAGCAAACCTAACTACCTTAGCTGGTACAGCTACAGGAAATGTAAGTAATCTAATCACCATCGGTTCACAAGCCAATACTGCATTAGTTGTTGCTATTGCTGCTCTAGCTGCTGGTACTAATGGTTTTATTAAGAAGAATGGTGCTGGTACTGTAACTATTGATACCAATACTTACCTAACAGGTAATCAGTCTATTAGTTTAAGCGGTGCTGTGTCTGGTTCAGGTACAACCAGTATTAGCACAACTCTTGCTACAAACGCAGTAGACACTTCTAATATTAATAACCTTGCAGTTACTAATGATAAGATTGCTAATAGCACCATTGCAAATGCAAAGCTAGCCAATAGCACCATTTCTGGTGTTGCTCTTGGTAGTAACCTATATACTTTAACCCGAGGTAACTACCTTACTGGTAATAATTATAACGGATCAGCGGCTCAGACTTTTGCTGTAGACGCAGCCACAACTAACACAGCTAATAAGGTTGTAGCCAGAGATGCCAGTGGTAACTTTGCTGCTGGTACTATCACAGCTGCCCTATCTGGTAATGCAAGTACAGCAACTACTTTACAGACTGCCAGAACAATTGGCCTTGGTGGTGGTGCTACTGGTACAGCCACTTCGTTTGATGGCGGTGCTAATATTACAATTCAAGTTACAGCTCTTGATGCTAATACTATTAATACTGGTACACTATCAGTTGATAGACTTGGTTCAGATGCAATAGCAGATGCTAAGTTAACTAATACTGGTGCTGTTGCTGGAACATATGCTAACTCTGGTTTTAATATTCCAGAGATTACCGTAACCAATAAAGGTAGAATTACCGGTATTGTTAATAGAGATCTTGCTTCTTCTTTAGTTACCAATATCCAAAGCAATGCTGTATATTGGGACTCTACTAATAACACCTTTGTTGCCTTAAGAAACTCAAGCAACCAAACCATTAGAGGCGTTGCAGATCCAGTTCTTTCTAACGATGCTGCAAACAAACAATGGTCTGTTGGTCAGTTCCTTGGTTTATCGGCTACCAACTATGATGCTAAGAATAAGAAAATTATTAATGTTGCAGATCCAGTTAATACCTATGATGCTGTAAACCTAAATACACTTGCTGGTTATTCATTATATGGTGGCGGTCAGGCTGTTCCACAATCAATTGCTTTAACTTTTGGAAGTGCTGCTCAAACCAATCAAGCTGGTTTTGATAGATATGAGTTTACTGTTAATACACTAGTTGGAGAAAATCCAGAGTTAATGATATTAACAGATAGTTCAAATAGAACATATAGACCTTCAGCTAACTCTGCTGATATTGGGAATCAGAAGTTCTGGATTTCTACTGGAGCTAATAAGATTCTCCAAGTCTGGTTAACAACAGGTACTTCAGTATCTGGTTTAACAGCTACACTACGGAACTTTGGTGTAAGCCGCGTTCTAACAAGCAATGTTGCTTCTCAGACTGCTCTAGGCTTTGTTAGAGTACCTGCAAATGGTGGTATTAATATCAACAACGGTGATATTTCTTTAGCTGAAGCTACCTCTTCTGTTCTTGGTGGTGTTAAGATCGCTGCTAATAATGGCCTAGCTTTAACCAGCGGAACCCTTAGTGTAGTCCGCTCTAACGCTGTGGACCAAACCGATAGCAACACCCTAGCCACAAGCACAGCTGTTAAGACAGCGTATGATGTTGCCGTAACAGCTCAGGGAACAGCCAGCGCAGCTCTACCACTAGCTGGTGGTACTGTTACAGGCGCTCTTAATGTCAATGGTGCTGTTGTATTGGGAGATGCTGATACAGATACCCTAACAATTACAGGCACTGCTATTACAACACCAAACGGTCTAAACTTTGATAGCAATACTTTAGTTGTAGATGCTGCAAATAATAGAGTGGGTATTGGCACAGCCACTCCAAGCCATGTTCTACATGTAGTTACAACAAATACTGGGCAAACCGCAGTACCACGCTTTACCAGTGGTGCAGGTTATGTCGAAATAGGCGCACAAAACTCATCTCATGGCCATCTTATTACAGATAGGGGTTCGTTTTATTTTAACAAACCACTGCAAATTGATGCAACTACTGGTTATACTTTAACTAGCTATGGCGCACAGGATCTAAGATTAGCTACCAACGGTGTAATTAAAGCAATGCTGTTCCACACAACTGGTAACTTTGCTATTGGTACAGCAACAGACCCCGGTGTTAAGCTATATGTAGACGGTGAAATTAAAGCTAAGACCGGCCTAATCCTAAATGGTTCAACTAGCGGTACTTCTACCATAGTTGCTCAAGCAACTGCTGGTACAACTACATTTACCTTACCAACTACAACAGGTACTTTAATTGGTAGTAATGATACTGGTACTGTAAGTAACACTATGTTGGCAGGTAGCATTGGAGATAGCAAGCTAAGCACAATCGCTACTGCTAATAAGGTATCTATTGCTGCTCTTGATATTGACGGTGGTACAGATATTGGAGCAGATTTAGCTGATGCTGATCTTATTATAGTAGACGATGGTGGAGCTGGTGCAAATAGAAAATCAGCTGTTACTAGAATTCCTCAATATACATTCTCTAAAGTTAGTGGAGATGTGACAATCAATGCATCTGGCGTTGCTACTATTGCTGCTAACTCAGTAGCTCTTGGTACTGATACCACAGGTAACTATGTAGCTACAATTGCTGGTACAACCAATCAAGTAACTGTAACTGGTTCTGGCTCAGAATCAGCAGCAGTTACCCTAAGCTTACCACAAGACATTCATACCGCAGCTAATCCAACATTTGCTGGAGCTACCTTAGGTACTACTCGGGTTGGTGTTACTGCGGATAATGAGATTGATACCAGCAGTGGTAACCTAGTACTAGACTCAACTGGTGGCACTGTTCAGGTAGATGATAACCTTTCAGTGGCTGGTGACCTAACTCTTACTGGTAATTCAGCTAAGATTAAACTACTAGGCTCTTCAAACAATGATGGTTTAAGCATTGAAAGACTTAGCGCAGCTTCTGGAGATGGTGCTATTGGCGATACTGTACTGAGACTTACTCCAGCTGGTGCAGAAACACCTAAGTTATTCTATGTACAAAGTTCTTCAGCTAATCCAGTAGCCACAGATGAAGTCGCTACTAAAGCTTATGTAAATACAGCTGTTAGTGGTGTAGACATCAGCGGCAAGATGGATGTTGCTGGTAATACCCTTGGTTCTGGAGATCAGGTACTAGGCACAAGCACAGGAAACTCTGGATCGTTTAAAATTCAGACTCAAGGAACTGACAGAGTTACTGTAGTAAGTGGTGGTAATGTGGGCATCGGCACAACTGCTCCCACTAACAAACTGGAGGTAGATGGAGCCATTAAGACAAGCACGAGTATCACTGTAGGATCTGCAACGCTGAATACTCCGTCTGGTTCTGCTCCGCTATTTGGAGTACGAGCGTGGGGAACATTTAGTTCACAGGGATCAGCGAATGCTCCAATAATCCATGGCAGTGGAAATATTGCAAGCATAACGACTTCTAACAGTTACACATTCACCGTAACACTTACTCAAGGATTTAGTAACCAAAATTGGGCAGTAGTTGCTAGTTGTGTGGGTCAGTCGGTTAGTGATGTAAACTTGAAAAGTACTGTTTGCTGTGATGTTACAGGCAATAATACATTTACTATTACTCATGCTCTCGCTAATACTGCCTCTGCGACTCCAATCAACAGTTCTAATACGGTATGTTTCATGGTGATTGGATAAAAATATGAATTCAGAACGATCCCGTTCTCCCAGTATATCCATAAATCCCACGACTGCTGCAAGAAGTGCTTGCATATACTTATATTTAATTATACCCTGAGGAGCTACCCCAATGCCCGGACCAAGGCGTAACTATAACAGACAACCACTTACAAGAGATGAAGTAGTAGATCTTATTGATGCTTTTGATGATACTATACCTGATTTTGAAATAACAAACGAACAAGATCAGCAAATCATAAGCTATGATTCAGTAACTAAAACATGGAAAAATACCACCCTAGGTTCCGTAACCATAACTTACGGTAACCTAGATGGTGGTGCTCCAGATGCTACTTATGGGGGAACTGTTAGCATTAGTGGTGGTTTTTATAATTCATTCCCATAATATGGAGGACTTGTTATGGCTGTTCAAATTCAACTAAGACGGGGTACTGATACCCAATGGAGTACCAGTAACCCCGTTTTAGCCATAGGGGAAATTGGTATTAATACAAGCTTTTCTCCTATGAAGTTTAAAATAGGTAACGGAACTAGTACTTGGTCTGCATTACCTTATGTAGTTCAAGATGTTACAACATTCGCAGGTTTAACCGATGTGCAGCTAACAAGTCTTGCTGTTAATGATATGTTAACTTGGAGTGGTTCAAAATGGATAAACGAGCGTAGAGCTGATGTGCTCGACGGCGGTAACTTTTCTTAAGGAGTCTTAAATGGCATCAACAATCCGAATTAAACGAAAGCTAGCTGCTGGTGGATCTGGAGCACCCTCTACTCTTTCTAACGCAGAATTAGCTTTTAATGAAAACACACAAACACTTTATTATGGTTTAGGAGTCAGTGGCAATACTGCCGCAAGCGTTATTGCTATTGGTGGTCTTGGCGCTTTCCTAGATCTTTCCTCAAACCAGACCGTAGCTGGAACTAAGACATTTGCTGATAATACCTTATTCAACGGTTCTGGTGGTAAGAAACTAACAGTTGGTCCACTAACTACATTTGTATATAACAACGGATCATCCGATGTTATTACCATGAACTCAACTGGTATTACCCTTGCTTCAACTGTATCGCTATCTTCAACTGGTTCGGTTACACTGAGTACTGCTGCTGTTAATATGCAGAATGCTACTGAAGTTACTGTACCAAGCCTAGCTGCCGACTTGATTGTAGCTGGTTCTAAGAAGACTGTTAATGCTGGGTCACTAAAGACTTATATTGATGATCGTATTACTAGCAATACCATTGGTAGCGTCTATAGCGTTGGTGTGTCTGTACCTAACATTATGTCTGTAGCTAACTCTCCAGTTACAACTACAGGCACGATTGCTATTACTCTAAATGCTCAGGATGCCAATAAGGTATTAGTTGGTCCCGCAGCTGGAGTAGGCACAACCCCAACATTTAGACTACTGACCACAACAGATATCCCAGATCTATCCTCAGTTTATCTACCACTAGCTGGTACTGGGGTTAAAACAATGCAGGGTAGCTTGACTATTGCTGGTGACCTGATTGTACAGGGTGATACCACAACAATTAATACACAAAACCTAACCGTTGAAGATGCTTTAATTGAACTAGGTAAGGTATCTAGCCCAACAAACACCACCGCAAATGGTGGTGGTATTTCCTTAGAAGCTGGTGTGGATGGTGATAAGACAATCACTTGGTTAAGCAGCACTGGTTGCTGGACAATGAACCAAGATTTAAACTTACTTTCAGGTGAAACATATAAGATAAATAACATCTCTTTATTTGGGGCTTATGATGCTGGTTACTCGGCTTATCCTTTAGAGAATGTTCTAGTTGACGGAGGAACCTATTAATGGCTAGCATCATCAAACCAAAGCGTGGTTCTGTTGCTCCAACTACCGCTAATTTGGTTGATGGTGAAATTGCTATTAATACCGCCGATAAGAAAATTTATTCTAACATCGGGGGAACGGTATATGAGCTTTCACCTTCAACTGCTACAACCCCAGCAGGATCTAATACACAGGTCCAGTTTAACAACAGCGGGGCTTTCGGAGCTAGTTCTAACTTTACTTTTGATTCCGGTACTAATGCTTTAGTTGTAACAGGAACTATCCAGTCTACAATTCAAATTGATGCTCCGTATTTTAAAGGCTATTTGCTAGGGGCTACCCAGCAAGAATGCCGCAATCAAACAGGTTCTCTTATTTCTAAAGGTACACCTGTTTATGTAGTAGGCTATTCAGGTAACCGAGTATTAATTGCTCCTGCTGAGGCTAATAACTCAGCTAAAATGCCAGCTGTTGGTCTACTAGAGACTGACATTGCTGATTCTAACAACGGTCACTATACAATCCTAGGTGTAGCTAAGAACCTTAATACTAATGGTTACGCTGTTAATGAAACTTTATATGTAGGAGCTACTGGTGGTTTAACCAATGTTAGACCAACCGGAGCCACTACATTGATTCAAAACATTGGTAAGGTTATAAATGTAGGAAACAACGGCGAGATCCTAGTAATGGGTCCGGGCCGTAGTAACGATGTTCCAAACACCATTACTGCCAGAACTGGACTATACACCAACGATGCCAATGGTATTCGTCTTTACGATTTAGACTCATCTAACTACTTAAGACTAAGACCAGCAGACACCTTAGCCAGTGATATTAATTTTATTTTTCCTGCTGATGTCGGCACAGCTAAACAAGTTTTAGGTATCCAGTCAGTAGTTGGTAAGTCTGCAACTTTAGATTGGCAGTCTCCAGCTTACTTAAGCGACACCCAGACATTTACCGCTAAGCAGTCATTCACTAGTGGTGTGGATATTACTGGGGCTATTACTGGACCGGGATCTAGTGTTTTATCAATAGATAATGGAGCAGGTAGCGTTGTTATTAGTGCTGCTGATATTTCTATAGGTAGTGATGGTTATGATTTTATAATTTCTCCTTCTACTGGTACTATTGATGGTAGTTCTTTTGAGTGGTCAACAGGTGACTTAGTAACAGGCTCTTTAACTGCTAATAGTAGTATATTCTTGCAAAACGGCGAAACCATAAAAAACAATGTAAATGGTAGAGTAGATATTGTTCCAGCTCCTACTACAAATAGCTTCGGTTTATCCATTAACATGACAAGCAAAGGTACTGGAGCAAGGCTAACAACTATCCAAGGTACAACTCTTAGTTCTGGTGTTTTAGAATCCTTAGTTGAGTTACAGAGTCCTAAATTTACCTTGACTACTACAACTCCAAGCACATCGGTTGGTGGTTGTTTAGAATATGATGGTAAAGTTACCTATGCAAACACGGCTTCGGGTCGTGGTGTAATGGTTACAGAGCAAACAAGCTTATTAACATCTGCTAGAGCTATTTCTAACGCTACGGGTGACCAGAATATATTTAATACTCCTCAAGATGTTATTACCTTAGCTGCTAATACTACATATCTTATTCGTGGCTATCTTCATTTAACAATGGGAACTACAACTGCTAGACACATTGCTCTAAAGTTTACTGAAAGTTTTGTTACTAATCTACCAACAATAAACTTTAATGTACTCGGTACACCAAGTACAAACGGTGGTGCTACAAGAACTCAAGACAGTGCGTCATTTACTACAACCTCTGGCGGTAATATAACAGGTTCTACCATATCAAACAATACTTATACCGCCGTTATTACAGGTATGATTACAACCGTAGACTCAGTTACAATTACCCCTCAGATTGCATTTAGTGCTGCACCGGGTAATAGTAATTTTGTTAATATGGGTAGCTATATCAGCTTTATTCCCTTCGGTTCTAATACTATGGCCGCTATTGGTCCTTGGAGTTAATACATGAGAAACGACATCTTTGATACTACGGAGTCTATGCTAACCAGATATGGTATAGACATTGGTTTATTGTTATCTGGTTTCTTTGGTGCATTGCTCCTAGTATCACGGAAGTCGGGGCAAAAGCTTGGCACATCTTTAGCAGCTCTCATGGCTGGTACTGCATGTGCTAACTACTTGACACCCATCGTTTTGAACTACATGCCTGAAACAGTTCGGTTAAATGGCAAGTATGCCGTAGCCTTTGCTATGGGCTTCCTAGGTCTTAAGGGTCTTGAGTTTATTATTGATACTTATATAATCAGTAAGAAACAAGAGACACATAAGAAGACCAGAAAGAAGAGGAAACACTGATGGTTCCTGAACTATTGTCAATGCTAGGTGGTGGAGTTGTTGGATTTATCTTTCGGTTTATGGCTGAAAAAAGACAAGACCAGAAAGAGATGTTTAATAGATTATTACAATTAAACAATGTCCAGCAAGAGAATTATGACAAAGCTGCTAAGCGAGTTCCCATAGATGTCGGCAAGGGAATCCGTCAGATAATCGTCCTAACTGTATTGTTTGCAGCTCTTTGCGCTCCCTTTGTCTTACCCTTCTTTGGTCTACCTACCTTCGTAGAAGTAGATAAAGTAGAGTCAGATAAGTTGTTTGGCCTAATAGGTGGATCTACTAGTAAGGTCTTTGTAGAACTCAATGGGTATCTCTATTCATCTGAGCTAAGACAGATACTAGTGAGCATCGTAGGTTTCTACTTCGGATCATCCGCTGCAAGTAATAAGAACTGAGGTAACTATGGTTAAACTATATTTATTATTAATATCCTTGTTATCTATAGGATGTGCTAGTGACCCTAAGATTATCCCAGATACTACTGGTGATAGTGTGCTTATGATGAAACTTAAGCATGATATAACCAACAACTCTGTAGACTGTAGCTATGGCTGGTTATTCTGGTATGTTCCAATTGCCCTCGTTTTACTAATGTGGGCGTATCATCAGTTT